AGTTGCGGCTTCACGTAGTCCTGCATAAGCAGCATCATGTTCTTCTTTGCTGAAGAAGTTCTTGCGAAACTTCATGATGATTTTCTTCTCATCAGTACCTTTATCACAAGTATTACATTCCTTATCTCAATCAGCTACATCGCCTAAGTCGCAGCCAGCAGGTGCATACACGTCACAGTCTTCTTCGAGAAGAAGATCATAATGTGATTCATCCAAGAACTGTCCAAGCAAATGTTGGGAATCATATTTTCTATCTGCTACAATTACTTTAACCATTTCTATCTCCTAAAACTTAAATCCTTCGAATCCCTCTGCCTTTTGTCTTCGACCAAAAGAAGTCTTATCAAAAGCTGGACCATCATCTTTGTCTTGCCCTGCATCTGCCAAACCAACTTGGGCTGATGCTTCTACATCATACAACTTCATCTTGGCTCTGTCTACACCGATAACGAATCGTTTGTAAACTCCAGGATCGTTATAACGATTCTTCAACTGCTTGACAATAATCTGATTCAAACCTTCCAACTCTTCATTGCTGACCAAAGCAAACATAAAGTCAGCTGTCGCAGGCAAGCCAAAAGATTCACTGGTATCTTCAAGTCCTGGATCACTATTAGTGAAACCAGAACGAGTCGTCTGTGTTGCTGAAACGATTGGTACATTGTACTCAACTGCCAGACCCCGTAACTCTTCAGCGATTGCCTTAATATATGTATAAGAGTTAATTGAGCCACCTTGCTTCATTCGCTGACTCGCGCAAATATTGAGATAGTCAATGAAGATAATATCAGGTTTGAAGTCGCGTTTCAATTTCAATTCTTCAAGTAGAGCACGGAAGTGACCAGAGTGAGCACCAGCAGTTGGATACTCTTTCACAATCAACTTACCCTTGGACTTCTTCGTAATCTTTTCAATACGAGATTCGTAGATGTCTCTGTCGATAACTTTCAACTCATCCATGGTAAGATTCAGCAAGTTCGCATCAACACGTTCAGCGATTCTTTCTTCTGCCATTTCCATAGTTATGTATAAGGCATTTTTACCCTGAGTGAGAACACCTGCAGCCATGTGGCACATGAACAGAGACTTACCAACACCAGTACCTGCCAAACAGATGTTCAGTGTTTTCTTGCTGAGTCCACCTTTGGTGATTTTGTTGAACAAGTCAAGATCGAAAGGAATCTTCTCTTCCACCCTATGATAAAAATCATACCTCTCATTAGAGTCATCAATGTAGTCGTGACCAATATGATTATCAAATGAAACGGCAAGAGCATCAGATAGTATAGACGGGATCGCATCTTTAGTGTTTACCTTATCGCCACCTTCAATAATCTTGATCGAACCAAGGATGGCATTATATACAGCACGATCTTTACAAAACTTCTCAGTGTTCTGAAGCATCCATTCTTCATTGGCTGGCTCGTGAGTCATACCAACAATATAATCATTGACCTCGGATAATTCTTTGTCCGTCAGATCTTTACGATTACCAACTTCAATGGACAGGATTTCTTTCGTTACTGGCTTATTATATTTCGTGAAGAAACTAACAATCTCAGCTACCACAATGGCTTCTTTACGATCTGAAAAGTAGTCCTTCTTAATAAATGGGATTACCTTTCGGCAGTACTGCTCATCATGAATCAGATTGCTCAGAATCTTTTGTTCTATTCTCATCAACTCCGCCTGTATATGTTAAATCATTTTCTGCAACGCCACGATGAATCAACTCTGTGAGAAGATCACCGATGTATTTTTCAAATGGTGCAAGGTCTGTCAATACCTTTCCACCATGATCTAAAATATCATATTCAAATTTAATGGTAATCTTATCGTTCTGTTCATCTTCATCGAACGACACCTTACCATAGTTATAGATTATACCAGCAAATGGCTCGTCTGTCAACTTAATTGCTTCTAAGCCACCTGCTCTACTCTCCACAACTACAAAGGGAAGATCATTGCTCTTCAAAGTCCAACTCCTTGAGTGCTGTGTCCAAGTCATCTGACTGAATCATTTCAGTCTGACCCATTGAGTATTTGTTCTTGACGTAATCATAGAAGCCTTTGTTCGTGAGCATTGGCATCCAGAACTCTTTTGTGTCAGTGTCTTTGATTCGATACTTTTTATCTTCAATGACACCAGTCTCCATATCTACCTTTGAATACCAACCATTGCTTGGTTTGATAACATGTCCTGATTCAAGAGCGATATCGAGCAAGCCAGACCACTTACTAAGACCACCATCAAAAGATACGCTAACAGGGATTTTAGATTTTTCTTTAACATAACGACTTTTCTCTACATTGATAATGAAGTTATATCCAACAACTTCTGTACCGTCTTTTTCTTGCTGACGACCCAAGATAAAGATGTTGTCTGCTGAATAGTAAGAGCCAGTGCCGCCACCAACGATATCCTTTGGATACAATCCAATCTCTTTATATGTATGATTCACTACTACGCATGGAATATCTTTCATGGTCAGGTATGGTGTAACCATACGCCAGAGAGACTTCATCTGTTTGGCACGACTCATGTCTGCCACAGACTTACCATCCATGGCGTCATCAACTTCTTTCTTCGAAGCCAGATTACCAATGGAGTCAATAACAATGATCAGTCGATCACTACGTTCTACGTTTTGCAGCTGCTGCATAATATCGAACTTCAATTGTTCAACGTCCATGATTGGAGTGTGAAGAACACGGCTGGTATCAATACCAAAAGAGTCAAAATAAGATTGTGGTGTACCGAACTCTGAGTCATAGAACAACAGCGCTGATTCAGGATACTTGTCCATGTAGGATTTAGCCATGAGCAAACTGAATGCTGTCTTAAAGTGTTTTGATGGACCAGCCCACATGGTGAGACCTGGAGTCAAACCACCATCCAAGCGACCAGAAAGAGCCACGTTGATGATAGGAACTGAAGTCGGAATCATATCCTTCTTAGTGAAGAACTTGGAGTTTGCGAGAACTGCAGTTTCTTTAATGGTTGAATTCTTTTTAATTTTATCTAGAATGCTCATATGAAATCCTTTTCGTTTGTATGTATATTATACGGTATGTATGGTTGCAAGACAACTATGGATTGTTCTTGCTATGTGGAACATCAAATACGAATGTAATGCGCACGCAATCACCCACATTTTTAGTTCCGTGTGATAATTTATTGTTAAACCAAATCAGATCTCCAGGATTAACTCTTACAGTTTCGCCACCAACTGTATAGTCATATGTTCCTTGTATTGCAAGGTGATACCTGTCTCTTGTTTGATAGTAACTTCCAATATCAATGTGTTGTCCAACCTCTCCACCAATTGGCAGAGATAAAAAGCCACATCGATCAAACTTTTTAAAATTGCGTTTCATGAATCCTACAATTTCAGTATGTCGAGAATATGCAGGTGTTGTTGTAGAAACATCGCTATCTCCAACATAAGCATCTTTAGATGATACAATACCCAATACCAACTGTAAGACACTTGCTTGTACTGCGGGAAATCCATATCCATCAACTAGATCTTGCATTCCAGTAATGTTCTTTTGGGAACCCCAGTCGTCAGAATAAGTTACCAGTTGATGTAATATTCGCGAAACATTGATGCCAGTTTTAATAACTCTTATATTATCCAAAGAAATCCTCCAGTGAACTTTCTTCTTGCGTTCTCCAGCCCAATGGTTGAATAACAATCTGTAGAGCGTCTAAGAATACTTTCTCAAACATCTTATCATAGTCTATGTATGAATCTAATTTAAGCTCTGCTGGAAGAAGTTGAGGGAATGCAATCACATCTTCCTGTAGAGGATTCGGTGTTCGAACATAGACGAATTTAATCTTATCTCCATCGCGGATTGGTTGATACTTTTTATCTAAGCCAATACGTTTCAGGTGATGGTTATAAAGAAGTGCACCACGAACAGCAATTGGCGTACCCTTCGAATAAATCGGAGAGCCAGCATACTGCTTCATACCATTCACGCCACGAGGAAACGCAATCTCGGCAACAGACATCTTATCAAAGGTCTTTCTAAAGTCCATGACATACTTATGCAGAACCTTTTCATCTCCGAGAAGAATGACCTCAATTGAATCCCGCAATTTATCACGAATAACTGCAGGAGTAGAGGACTTGACCATCTCAAGACCCATAACTTTAATCTTAGGCTTCGCATATTGAACACCCTCTGAATTATGTACATTAAGAATGTATCGTTTCTTGGCAGTCCAGATACCCTTATCAGCAAGAACTTCTCGCTTCATGACCATCTTCTGCGAGTATGCATTCATATACTCAGCCAACTCTGTGTAACCTTGATCAATGAATGGTTGGAATACTTCCTCGCAAATCTTGTCCATATACTTGATCTTCTGTTCGGTAGTTTTGTCTGCACAAACCTTTTCAATCAGAGTTTCAAGAGTCAGATAAATCGAATCTGTATCAATCGCAACAACAAAGTCTTTACCTTCTGTCTTGAGAGTCTTGTTGAGGAATGCATTCAACTTGTTCGCCATCCAACGAATGGACAACTGACCAGAAGTGGTAATACCCTCAGCCATACGAATATCGAAGTATCGGAAATACTGATTACCCATCGCACCGTAAGCAGAGTTCAGAGCAATCTTCATTGCCATCTGCAGATTATTGAGGCGAGAGATATCTTTTAGCAAGTGCTTCTTGGTCTTGTCGTTCTGATATTCTTGTTCAATCTTCAGCATCTGCTTTTTAAACTTGGAACGATTCTTGTACATCTCTTCCATCAACTCAGGCATAAACCCTTTGATGTCTTTTCGATATGTCCAACCATTTGCAGTCAAAGCAAGATCTCTACGCTTACAATAGTCAGTATCAATTTCTTTGTTGAGTAGCTTATCAACAGTGACAGAAATCTTTTCGCTGGTCAGAGTTTCTGGACTGATGTTATACTGCATAATCAAGTGAGGATACAATGAGTTCAAGTCAAAGGATGCCATCCATTTATGAAGACCAATGATTGGATCCTTCACATAAGCACCCTCAAACTGTGCATCTTTACCAGAGTAAGACTTAGCTGGAATAACAACACCCTTCTTGCGAAGGTGATTATAGATGATAGTATCCCACATACGAACCTGTGAGTAAACATCCTCTGGATTAATTTTGGCGTTGTATGCCATGGTAAGGTGCAACTCAAGCAGACGCATCTTATCTTCTAGCTTGTCAACCAACTCCACGTCGTGAATGTTGTACTCAACAAACTGCTGCCAGTAGTTAGTATAGAAGTCTTTGAAGTCAACTCCAGGATTCTCTTTCTTTCTGTCACCAAGTTCTTCTTGAGCAATATAGTCAAGACGATAGGATTCCTGCTTGGAGTAAGTATACTTCTTGTAGAGTTCTAGGTAATCAAGCTGAGAAATACCCATGATGTCATAGTGAATTTCTTCGTTGCCTTTGATGAATGTTTTACGCTCAAGAACATTACCCCATGGACTCATCTTGTTTGCAAATGAATCTCCCAACTCACGAGCAATCCTGCGAACAAGATATGGCATATCGAAGAAGTCAGTATTCCAACCAGTGATGGCATCTGGGTAGTTGCCCTGCCACCAAATCATAAACTCTTTGAGTAAGTGTTGTTCGTTATTACAAAGAACATACTTAACATCAGATCGTTTATTATCGAATGGACGTGCACCGAAAGTGATAACACTCTTGGAGATTAAATCCTTGACTGTGATTAGAAGAACTTCTTCATTGGCAGACTTGATATCAGGAAAGCCATTTTCGGTTTGAGTCTCAATGTCAATCGTGTAAACTTTGAACAGTTCCATATCCCAGTGAACATCACCTTCATAGGTATCACTGATATATTGATAGGCATAGTTTGTGTTGCCGTAAACAGGAAAGCCAGAAACGTCGTCGTATCGTTTGACAAAGTCTTTCGTTTCCTTGATGCTTCCAGGTTTCATCTCATCTACAAACGTACCCTCAAGAGTCTTCCAGTTAGATGGTTTATTAGAAGCGACAAAAAGCGTAGGGTAGAAATCTACCTTACGCATATACTGCCGACCTTTGTCGTACCCTCGAACGAGGATCTTATCACCCCACACGTGGGCGCTTGTATAAAATTCCATTACTTTGTTTTCTCTGCTAATTGTTTGTATCCTGCCGATGAAGGATGAATTTTATCTGTCTGCAATCGAGTGATTGGAAGAACTACATCACCATATAATGCAGCAACGGTATTAACATCTTCTTGAATGTCTGGTTTGATTGCTGGCAGAATCCAATACACTCGATCAGCTTTAGTTAATTGACGAATAGTTTCTAACTCTTTACGTGTCTTAATGTGCTTGTGGTCATTACTTCCAAGAGAAATAATAACAGTCTTGGCGACCAAAGGAGTCTTACCAACATATTGGTTCAACCACTGGTATGTATTGATACCACCCTTTGAATAACTAACACATTCTTGTCTGACCTGTGCCACACCTACAGCAATAGAATCACCAACGATCATACAATCAATCATACTTGTTTTCCGTACATAAGTTGCATGGAATCCAAAGCGCAGTCGTGGACAGGATGATGTTTGATAACTTGATGTCGTTCAAACAATGGATGAATCACTTCAACATACCCATTTGTAGTACCATACATAATGTCGACTGCAGTTCGGACATCTCTCCACATATTATACGGTGTAATTTCTTCCAAGCCAAATTTAACTGCCAAGGAATCAATTGCCATCTGATCAAGAGATCCACGTGCCCACATAGTTTGTTTCTTTGCATTTGGAAACTTTGCCATGTAATTATAGAATAGTTGCATTCCATTTTCCACAGTCATGTCTTCTCGAGATGGATCCAGTGAAGTCTTGCGAACATATTCATGTTGCGTCTTCCACCACTCCAATGTAGATTTAGATGCAGTGCGTCCAACAGCTAACTGTTCTTTGACATCGAACTTAACAAAGCAAGCACCATCAAGAATGTCCTGATATGTTGGGCGTTCTTCTGGTACAAAATGCACCATTGCTGCAGACAGAACTACACAGTTAGATTCTACACCCAAAGTTTCAACGTCGAATACAAACATTTTTATTCCTCTTAATTATACCAAATTTCATCAAAGCCTTCTTCTTCAGAAGGTGGTTCAGCATCTAGCTTTTGCGCCATATCAGAAACAATCTCCCATGGAATGGTCTTTCCTGGACGAGATTCTAAACGACGCTTCAATTCAGATGTTGGTGGAGTTTTGAAGACCACGGCAATCTTGTAGTACTCTGGCAACATATTAATCTTTTTTGTACGAGTAGAAACAGTCGTAGACGTTTGGTCCCAGATAATATCCATACCTTTATCACGTGCTAACACAACTTGATTGGTCATGAGCTTCACCGCATGTGGCATGTAGTCAGCAAAGACCTCGCTATAAGTTTTACTCTGGCGTTCGGCTTCCATTTCTACCCACATATCAGTAGATACGTAGGAGCAATCCCTTGCCCACTTCTGTTCTCTAACCCAAGTTGATTTACCAGAAGCAGGTACACCAACCAATACATATAGCTTGCTCATTACAGATCTCGACGTTCACCTTCTTTTGTGAAGAAAGTTTTTAGTTTATGTTCAGCAGTCCAAGCAGAGCAATAATCGTTATCGGTATCGCATTGGACCAATGCGTCTTCTTCAGATAAAACTCGATGACTCATGATCTGTTCACCGATATACAACTGAGAAAACTCTTTTGCGGTTTCCATTGCTACGTCATCAAGAGCATACTCAGGATTTTCCTTTGGTGCCTCGACCATGTAACGAATTCGATATGACAATACTGTGTCAACCATCACCCATACTTTATCGGTCATTTTGTTTCCTTGCTTGATATTCAGCTTCATGTTTATCGCATAGAGTGCGAATCCATCCACCACCACGACGTTCTCCGATGGCACCACATTCTTCACAGGCAACTCCAGCCCAAGATTCTGCCATAGTGACCATTCCCTGAATCTCGTCATTACCGCCACTGTAGTAGAAACGAAGTCCACCAAACTTTTCTTTAATTTGCTGTACTTCTACTTGAGTGACTTCTGGAGGGATTGTTACACCAGATGCCATAGTTTCATTGGCTTGTTCGATTTCCCATTCGGATGCACCACGTTCACCAGAATAGAATTTCAGTAGTGCTTCATATCCTTGTTCACGTGCATTGAACTTATCAATTTCGCGCTGGCGTTGTTTAGTTTTCCAGTCAGTGATGCTTTGAATATTAGTCATCAGTCGTTCAAGAATAATCCACCAACCCTTGCTAACAGCAAAGCCACCATAAGGTTGCCCGAGCATCTTTGGAAATTTCTCTTCCATGCGTTTTGCAAACTCATCGTACTCGTTTAATTCTTCCATAATTATCCCCAAGTTCTATGTTTTTCAGCGACAGATTCGTTACCATCATATTCATTAATCTGCCATTCAACACCATCTGGAATTTCAACAACTTTTAAATCGGCATGATCGCCATTGGCTTTCTTACCTAGCTCTTCAACTGCTTGGATCAAAGCTGGATCATCACGTTCGATCTCTCGAACGTAGATA